CCCCTTTCGGGATTAGAAAGAATTCATATGCTTTTGTTGCGAGTTTCCCTGCTAAAGTAGGGTGGACTCACAAACGATAATAGTCAACGAGGCTGCCGCGGTTTGCTACCGCATCAACTTCTCAGTGCTTACTCAATGTCTCAATGAGACCAATAAACGGGGAGACCTGTGAATTGGCTTCAATGAACGCATTAAGCGGAGCACCTGATACGTCAACACCTCTGTATACGAATCTCTTTGCAAATTCGTAGCTGTCTTTCGAGACAAGCGATTTGTGTGAGGAGATTTGGACACCCAGTTTATGCATGAGCTGGAGGTAGCTTCTGGCTACTCTCCCTCCCGCTATAACTAGATCATCCCCAAGTAGTGCATAACGACATTCCGATCAGGATATTCCTGAGAGTCGTGCCGCTGTGGCTACTATGAGATGATGAGTGAGAGCCATCATTGCTCAACTCGAGTATGCCCCCATGGGCTGACCGACTGAGTAATGACGTCAGATTCCATCCGCCCCTCTGAAGGGGTAGTGGGTCATGATGTGATGCCAATTATTGGCATATCTCTCACTGGTGAGCTGTTGTAGGATTGCTTTCTGTAATTCAACAGGAAGACGATCCGTGGCAGCTGTCAGGTCAAGTGAGTAAAACTCACCACCTGGGTCACAATCACAGAGGTGCTTGCGATGAGAGTTCTGTTCAAAAGTACAATCTCCTGGTAAAGTTCTTACGAGCTTCAACAGGTTATTGTGGAGCGGCTTCAGAACCGTCTGAGATCAATAATCAAAGATGGCAATGACCCTCTCCTTTCCTTCAGCGTCGTGGACAACTGAGAGTTTTCTCAGAATTCCATTAGTTTCGCCTTTAGTAACACCATGGTGTTTATTAAAGTTTTGAAGGAAGCTGCTCTTGGTGATAGAGTCCAGTCACCTGGTCAGGGTGACGAAAGACTCTCCACCTAAGCTTTTGACAGCGGACTTTAACTGGAAAGGTAGAAGTGACCAGTCTAGCAAGCTGGAAACTAAAGCCTGACCATTAGGGCCCGATCTCGTCGTAAGATGGTAGGACTCAAACGTTGGGTCCTCAAGTTTCAACTTTGATATTGAAAGTGTCTCAAGAACCTCATGTATTACTGCGGAGAGATCCGTAGCAACAGATGGGGCGGTAATGGATTCATAATCCACTACCCCTTGGACCACTAAGACTCTACTCACATTTAGAAGGGTGAGCAGAAACCTTAGGTGTTCAATACAAAGTGGTGACCCTGGTAGGGAGTGATCCCTATCAAGGAGAGCCTGAAGGCCTTTAAGTGAACGGGGTAATCCCCATTTATTTATGGCCAGACTCGGAAACTGAGGAACGAGGAGCGGTTCATTGGCTATATATTTATAGACATGAACTCGCATAGCCTTAACACGTTTTACCGTGTCAAGTCCCCCTCGAGAACCAACCCACGAGTTGACTCGCGAGAATCACTCGTGAGCCAAAGGGACATAAATAGGGTTATCATTGAAATAATATTTAATGATCCACCTAGTTATGCTATGTGCTCTTTGTATCTGTGGGTTTATATTCCCATAGACATCAGGGACCAATTCCCTTACTGTTATTCTTGACCATTTATTATGAATGTGATAATGGTTATTTGTAGCAGTAATTGGCTTTTGACCTACTTACACGATCTCTTCGTCAGGACTGGTGTTCAAATCCGTATGGGTTTCAATGCCAGGTCGGGGGGCTAGCCCTCTGACACCTGAGGTAAGGGATCTCGGAAACCATTAGGGTAATCCCGAAAGGGATATCCTCGTGTACGTATCAGATCCTCGTCGTGACTCTTCCCAAAAGAGTCGTGGCAGGCCCACATCTTCTTGTGTGGGGAGGTTTTACCTGGGCTTGCGTCCGGGGTGCGGAT